GCATTTTGATTTATTACAATAGCTTTACCACTAGCAGCTTCTTGAGTTACTATCTGTCCCATTTCAGACATCTCCATAATGGTAGCACCAGCTATACGACAAAGGGAGTCGATAGCTCCTTGCCTTTTAACGGGATCATCTCCACCGTAATCCTTTTTAAACCTATAAGCTAAGTAGTCCCGTTTTAAAGATTCTGTTGCTTTTTTCTGATTATCAGGATCTGAAAGATCTACTAATTTCATGTTATCATTAGAATCTTTTTCCAATACAGCGGAATAAAAAGCAGAACCTTTCTGACCATATGGAAACGAGGTTAGCCCTGTGGTTTGAAGAATTTTGGCTATTTGTGCATTATTAGAAAAAACTATTTCTCCATCAGTATTAGTATATGTGGTTTTTGCAGCCATCAAGGTGCAGTTATCATACATTGCCTTAATAGGTGTAGCGTATGTTGCAATTGTTCCTGTGGGTCCTAGGTCACTAGGTTCAAACTGTAAAGAATCATTAAGCTTTTTATACCATGCTCCCTCCTTCAGAGGTACTGAGTTCCCAGTAATCGCAGAACCCATTACAATATCCATAGCCCTATCAAGATTAAGATCTCCAAACTTAACATCAGGGCCTATTGATAACTTATTTCCTGCACTTAGCAAATGTATTTTATCTTCATTATTTGTAATCTTTAAACCTTGATTTTCAATTGCTTTTTTTATAGCCTTCTTCATTGCCTTAGGCGCATTATCATATAAAGCTTTTGGAGTTATCGAAACAACATCTTCGGGATTTAGGTCAAGGGCAGGGGCACCTCGTTGAGCCCGTTCTAGAGAGTTAGGCCCCGCATATAAAAAGAAATTATCAACTTTACCACCGAGACTCTGAGCCGTTCCTCCTGGGATAATGTCATCTGCTCCAAGATCTTTTAATAACCCACCCATCTGTACATATAATTGGGCCATAACCTTTGGAATTTCCCCTTTTGTCGTAAGCGTTTTTATTTGACCCTCAATTTCCTTCATCACAGGGTAGGAATCAATGTCCATTGCCACATTCATGCTAGTCCCTTCCGCAAATTCTTGTAAATCATCAAGAGTACTCTGCATACCTTGTTTAAAATCGTCAATTAGGCTTTTCAGATTCTTCTTCCTGGTTGTTTGGGAAACTCCTCCAACTTTCCATCTTGCCACTTCTGAAAACATACGGGTCATTAGCCCCATGAACCCTTCATTGAATCGCCCCTTAACCTCATTTATTGCGTTAGTTCCTCCTGGGAAATTGTAAGCTTCAATTTCGCAGTGTTCAAAGCGTTTCAGAATATTCTCCTGAAGAGAATTCTTTTTTAAAACTATGCCTTGGGGTGTTCCTTGAGTATCTCCCTCCTTAGGAGTCCCATCCCCATCAGGATTAGTAAAAAGAACAACCCTTCCAGAGCCAACTGTACCTATCCTATCTTTTACATAACGACATTGATACTCTTCTTGCTCTTCGGTTAGATTATCACGACTAAACAGATCTAAGAGTTCAAAAGTAGTTTCAAAAGCATCTTTAATTTCCTTTTCGCCTATATCTGATTTGATCATCTTACCCTTATCATTAAAACCAGTAAAGCCTATACCCTTAACTAACTTAGATTCTAAGCTCATTTCACGGGAGCCTCCAATATATTGCTTTGTAAGTATCTCGGACCTGCAAATATTACCTTCTAGTACGCCTAGTTCACAAAGCTCCGTTATCTTCGCAACACTCCTTTCCTGTAAAGCTTTAATCGCTTTGGGATTAGCAAACCTGGGGTTATCAGGATCTTCAGCATTAGCCTCATCTAATAAAACACCTAGAGTTTCTCTGCGCTTCTGTTCTGCTTCCTCTGCTAATCTTTTTTGTTCCGCAGCGATATCATCAGCAGTTTGCATTGCTTTATCAACACCATCCTTCTCTCCTGTATCGGCCCCTGCCACAAACTTACCCATAAACTCATTAAATCTATCTGGGTTAGCTTGAAGTTGGGGAGATATTGAAACTGCGTTCCCAGTAACCACCGCTACTTCCCCAAATGGCTTACCTGATTTTGCTTTAATCACTTGTGGTGCTGCTTCTCTTTTCTCCGTGGCTCCTTCACCTCCACCAGCACCGCTTCTAGTAGAAATAGGCCCCATAAAAAAATCAATAGGAACTCCAGCATCTGTAGTTAGAGATACTTTTTTGGCATTAGTTCCCTGCTGAATAGCGGCTAAATTGGCTGTCATAAATGCTACTGCTGCCCCAGCACCCTCAGCCGCTTCTTCTGGGCTGACTGAAATCTTATCTTCAGGTTTGACTTCTTGGGTTTTTCCTCCCTTCTTCCCCTCCTCTGCTTCTGAGATATAAGTAAGTTTAAATGTACGCTTCTTGAGCTTTGTGTAGCTCTCCATTAGTTCTGAGAAGTAATCCATATTATATTATAGCCAAGTTAAACAGGCTCAGTCCGTTTGCAATAACAGACTGAGCCTTTAAATACCTAAACATCAGTACGCTGGTTTAGGTAGGGTTAGCGTAGTTGTAAACATTCATGAAATCATACTTGAAGTTCACGGTGAGTTGGTGGAATGAGTTCGTAGAATAGTTAAACTCTGAAGCTGCCCAACTCATAGGCCAAACCCCATAAAGCTCAATAGTAGAATGGGGAACCATCGTATTATTAAGCATGACCACTGAAACTTTATCAACCTTGAAGGTAGCAGTTTCTGTGCCTCCAGGGCCAGCACCTTGAGTCATCTCACCCGTGATAGGGTCATAAATGCTACGGAAGTAACGCCAGAGATCCGCAGCAGTTTCACGAAGATAAAGGTTATCGAAGTCTACACTAAGCTCGCCAGGAGTGGTCTTGCCAGGGTAGAAAACTTTATCGTTTACACGATCAACAGCGATTGCTTCATTTTTCATTTCCAAACCACTAACTTTCTTAGCAGCAAGAGTTAAATCGTCTCTCTCTGAAACTGAATTAGGTAGACCGAAGAATTGAATCTCAAACTGATATGCTCTTACCGAATCTAGTTGTGTAGAAATGTCGGGGAGGCCCTGACCAGGGGTAAATTTACGGTTGTATTTAGTTTTGTAATATGATGATGCCATTATTTAATTCCTTATAGTGATCCTAACTGTGCCGACTGGTTAGTTAGGTTAATTTCGAATACGAGGATCTCAGCAGTCTTAGTAGGCTTAATGAGAACCTTAGTCCAAAGTTCGTTGCGATCAACCCTGAGAGGAGTGTTCGTAGATGAATCACAAACAACACGGAACTCAGTTATACCTCTTCTTTTACGGATATCGTCTAAGAAGGGATTAAGAACGCCTTCGATTTGTGCCCATGTGAACTCATCATTAGGCTCGAAAACAAATCTTTGGGTAGCGATAAGAATGACCTTGCGAATGAAGATCATAAGTCTTCGGATATTAATTCTATCCAATGCAGTCGGAGACCGCTGAGTAGTTCTTTGACCGAAGATGGTGATGCCTTGCTGAGGGAAAGCAACGATTGGGTTAACCACATTGCCACCACTGTAAAGACTGTCTCTATCTCCTTGGTTGAGTTTCACCTCAACATCCACAGGCTTCGTGAGACGGCCCCTACGGTATCCTGCGGGAGCGAACCAACTATCAGCCACACCATCCGTGTAAGCCATCTGACGGGCTCCGTAGATCGCTGGGTCGTACCAGCGGTCAATCCCATCGAAGATGCTAAACACCTTGACCCAAGGCCAGTAGATCGCAGCGTAGGAGCTATTAATCGCAGCAGTTCTTGAACCACCAGTAGAGGACGATTTACCGTTACTCCAATCAATTGCATCCTGAACAGTTCCAACCGCAACAGGAGGTAATACCAGAGCGAGGAAGTTTTGAGTCTTCTCAGCTAAAGTAATAAGATTATTCTGGACCGATTGGTTTTGAATTCCTGGGACCAAGGCGATACCAATATTGAGGACAGGATCATCCAAGGATTGCATTCCAGTCTTAGGTTCAACAGAAGCGTCTCCAATCAAGGCAGTAGCATTCTCAGAATCTGTTCCAGTACCATTATTCCCACCATATAAATTCGTTGCAAGAGTAGTAGGGATAAGCTTAATGAATCTACATCCTCCTCCACCTAAAGTCGTTACTGAAATCGTTTCTGCGACATTAGTGGTTCCAGGCTCCACCCATCTAGAAGTAACCACAAAATCGTTAGTACCAAAGAGGCTTCCAACCGAACCAGTAAAGCTATCGAGCTTACTTACCGCAACATCAACGCCACCTTTAACCAAGTTTCCTTTGATGGTTTCTGAGGTAGTATTAGTCTCTCCCGTATTAATAACATCTTCAATGAATGAACCTGACCCAACAAAACTACACTTGAAAGTTTCATCTGCTGTACCATTTTCATTAACGCTAATACTAAAGTTATGTGATCCTAGTTCCGTAGTAGAAATACTGTTACCGCTAGTGTCCCCATTCGTCCTTAATCCACCATTATATCCAGTTCCAGGATTTAAAGACTCCACAAGGTAGCCGACACCATTTGTTCCTGTAGCAAGAAGGGTTGAACCATAAACCCGTACTGACGAAGCGTAGATTCCAGATACACCCAGACTAGCATTAGATCCACTAGGAGCCCAGGTAGCCCTTAGGGCTGCTGTACCCGTACTTAGTGGTGTAAATGAGGTTGAGCTACAAGCAGATACGCCAATGGAAGCACCTGATCCAGCATAGGCTCCAACAATGGCTCCAGAGAGACCTAAACCAGTAGCTTCAGCACCAATTTCTCCATCAAAGAAGCAACCGAGATTGTCAGCATCTAATCCACCACCCATAATCTTACGGATCGCTTCGCCTTGGCTAGTACCTGTTCCAGCAGGAATGGAAAAGTCCTTTCCTGCGCCTTCGTTATCATTATACTGTCCGACTCCTGCTCCGTTATAAACTTGAACTCTTAAAGTAAGGGGACTAGCGACACCCCACCCAGCAGTGTAAGTAGGATTACCAGAAACAATAACAGCAGGACAAGAACCAATAGACATGGTTGCGGAAGCATCAGCAGCATCATCCGATGCGGCTCTTACAATATACATACTGTTTGTTTGCTCTAGGATTTCGAGTGCGCCTTCAATAGCTTGACCATCAATAGCCTCACTAGGTTCACCAAAGGTCCTAATAAGGTTACTCTGACTAGTAATTAAAGTAGGCTTATTCGTAGGGCCCTTACTCGCAAAACCGACAATTCCAACAATAGATGTATTGATTGACGGAGCGTAATCTGAAATATCTTTTTCAACGGTGTATACACCGGGACTAACATAATTTGCCATTTAATTTCTCCTAAGCGTTAGAAATCTTAAAAATCCTACGCCGATGTAGGGTTTTAATTTGTTCTGTGATGTAGCTCTCGGGAACTACAAGACTCTCCCCAGGTCTCATAAATCGTTCTTTACAACCTTTTTCAGTACTGAAATAGATGGTAAGGGTTTGTAGACTATCATTTTTTACAATTTTCATAACTAATTCCTTCCTTTATTATGTACTAAGGACACAGTACTTTTGTGAAAACTTTTTTTCAACCACCAGCGAAAACATTAAGGGAACCTGTATCTACAGAGGTACAGCCAGTTACAGCATCCCCTACTCTACCACAACCCTTCCCATTTATAAAGACAGTTGTACTTCCTGTGGTTATACCTGCGGAATGGGAAGGACAGGGAGTTCCTGGTAGTAGGTGATCATCATTCAGATCGTCCTGCCTAGATATACCTATCCCATTAGCGAAAACATTCTCAGAGCCACCGACTCTGGTTGGAATGCTTCAGTGTAAAGCATCTTTGTCACCAATTCTAGTTACGGCTGGCATTAGCAGTTATTAGTCTCCACTTTAAATTCTTCAATCTTACCTGTAGAAGTATACAGGAACTTGGGGCTGGGAATATAAGTTCTTAAGATTATGTTAAGGGTTTTCTTTAGAACGCGATCCTCTTTGTCAGCTACAGCTATTTGTCCAACATCATCCTCAGAATCTAAGTATGCTTTAGCTAGTGTAGAGAACTCTGTGGGAACTTGCATTTCAGGATGGAATTTTAATCTAATCTGTTCAAGGATTTGATCCATGTCAGACATGTACTTAGTCCAAATATTTAATTGATACTTAATATTTATCGCTCTAGGAACTAAGCTAAGGATTCTAAAAGCCCTGTTCTTTTCTGTATCCCAATACTTCTCGTTAACTAAAAGGCTCTCTGTTCTCTGTCTAGAAGTATCATTATCTGAAGTTGTTTGCCCCACAGAGAGGATAGGAAGAATAATATTATTCTCTTGGTTCAGCTTGGCAATAGCCCTCTCAGCATTAGCATGAATACACTTAGTATTATTAAACTTCTCCTCTGAATCAATGTACCCCACATCACTAAAGGATGCGATCATAGAGCGTAAGGATTCCTTATAAATAAAAGAGATATTATGTTTAGCTCGGGTCATATCGTAAATTTGTTTACGAATAGCTAACTCCCTACCCTTCCAAGTGCCAGCCCCATTGTCAAATGAAGAGGCATCCCATGTGGTAAGAATAGTATCCTGAACATATTCTACTGTGTTAAATGAGTTTGCTTGAGAAGGAGCAAACAATTCTACTCCATTATCCAGGGAGCCTACCCCAAAGCCAGCACCTGCTGTTGAGGATACACTTCCTACAGGGAATTTATAAAATGGAACAGGGTCTTGTTCAAAAGTTGGTTCCCCTGATACTCTAAGAGTCCAAGTAAGTCCTGCATCCACGGCAGGAGGAAGAATCTTGATGACAATAATTGAGTCTTGTCCTATAGCTTTTAGTTCCTCTAAACGAGAAACCCCACTACCATCTGTTGTAGAAAAATCTATTCTACTAATAAGTCCAGGTGCGGTGAATTGGCTATCAGTTGATACACCTCCCACAGCTAATTGAGTATATGTAGTCCCCTTCCACTTCCATGTAGCAACCTTAGTACTCATCGTTTATACCTGCATACCCCCCAAGTTCATCGCTGACCTGGGTAAGAGGAGTGTCCTGAACATCAGGAGCATCACGGAGGAGTTTAGCAGAGCATACTAAATGGTACACACCATACGACTCAAAGCTATCCTCAACAACTTCGAAAATTTCATACCTTTGATCTTGGAAAAAAGGTTTCACCACATCTCCAGGGATGACGGCCCTTCCAATCTTCCTTTCAATGTAGCTCTTGTTGAAGGTAAAGAGTTGATCATTAGTTAACTCAATACCGAACTGGGTAAGTTCCTCACTCATGGAGATAGGATCGTAGTGACCATGAACCGTAAGTCCTTGTTTGGCTACAGGCTTGTTACGAGACTCCATGTAAACAGGATCGTAGTCATCAGACTGATAGTACTTGTAAAAAGAGAACTTAGAACCAGCAAGACGAATCATCTCATCATCAACCAAGTTGAATAGGTTAATGTCTGGATTATCCTGATCAAAGAGGTTGAGTAAACTCTCTCCTTCATCAAGATCAGGAAGCTCAGGAAGCTTCGTAGTCGCTTTGTAGTTCTTCTTTGCCAATTACTTGTCTCCAGGAGCGTTCTGAAACGCTGCCTTCCTGCGCTTCTTTTCCTCAGCATAAGGAATAATCTCAAGGGGCTTCACTTTTCTTTTCTTTTTTGCCTTTTTCCGTGCCGCTTCCCCTTCAGACTCATCGACCTCCATTAATTTTTTAACAAATTTATTCATAGTTTCACTTCCCTTTAAATCACCCTCCAGGGTAGTTTTCGGTTTTCGTCCCGCTTTTCCTGGTACTCCCCAACCTCTACCTGCATTATACTTATTAGTTCTTTGTCTAGGATCTATCCTATCACCACTGAGAGATCCTGGCTTAACAGGTCCAGTCTGCCTTTCTTCTGGCCTACCTCTATTACTTATTCTTCTATCTGATTTGGCATCATCCGTATCACCTTCTTGGTTACCACGAACCTGATCTCTATAACCACCGACTCCATCAGCCCCAGGAGATACTCTAAACTTTGCAGGGAGATCAGCAGATTTCCAAGGACTTAATGCTCTGGGGCCATTAAACTGTGATCGCTCCTTCTGGTTTTCAGGAGTACGATACTTAGCCTTTCTGGTTTGGTTTGCAGTACCACCGCTACCTTCTCCTACTAGTTTTTCCGTAGCCATATCAACAGCTTTATCTTTAATCATATCAACAGCTTTATCTTTAATCATAGTACCAGCCTTTTTAGCACCAGCAGTACCTACCTCTCCAGCCTTCGT